AAAATCAAGTCTCTCAAAGAGGGAGCTTGGTGCTATATGTGTGATACACATAAAGCTAAAGATAAATTTTATGTAAGTACAGATCCTATGAGTAAAAGTGGTCTTACTCCAATTTGTAAAGACTGTGCAAAAAAGATAGCGTTAAGAACTACAAATGGTGTTGATCAAGAGCCTACGAGGGAATCAGTGCAACTTGCCCTTAGATATTTGGGAAAACCTTTCCTCGAAAAGGTATGGGATTCAAGCATTCAGGAAGTTGAGAATCTTGCTTCTGGAAAAGTTAAATCTAATGTATGGACAGCGTATGCACGTCAAATTGCTATGCCAAATTATATAGGACTAACATACTTTGATTCAGACCATTTTGTTAAGGATAAAACTGAAAATGAATCAGTAAAAGAACTTACGACTGAGGAAGAGCTTATTGAATCACATGCAGGGTTGGATACATATGATAGTTTTTTAAAAAACAAAAATGATGTAATTCGATTACTCAGCTATGATCCTTTTGAAAAAGAGGATATAGCCGACCAACCATTTTTATATTCTCAGTTATTAGGTCTATTAGATTCTAGTGAAGATGCAAATGAAGACATGATGCGTACCTCTTCCGCTATCTCTATTGTTCGTGGATTCTTACAACAATCTAAAATTGATGATACCATATCAAAATTAATGTGTGATATTTCTAATATTGAACGCAATTCTGCAACAATTAAATCCCTACAAGAAAGTAAAGGTAAAATAACTTCTGTCATTACAAGTCTTGCTCAAGACAGTTGTATTTCATTAAAGCACAATAAAAATGCTAAAAAAGGTGAAAATACTTGGACTGGTAAAATCAAAAAAATTAAGAGTCTTAACCTACGAAGTGGTGAAGTCAATGGTTTTGACATTGATACTTGTAGAGGTATGCAACAAGTTCAGGAAATTAGCGATGCTTCTATTATGAAGCAATTGGCACTTGACGAATCTGAATGGTCAGATATGGTTTCTGAAATGCGTGTTGTAAATACTGGTCTTCGTAAAGAAAAGGATGCTTATCAAGAAATTAATAGAATCTTATTGAGAGAAAATCTTGATTTGAGGGATACATTAAAAGAAAATAATTTACTAAACGAAGAACAGTTAAAAGATTTAAAAGATGTTTATTCTGTTTTTGCGGAATTTGACGAAGAGAAAGAATCTCCTGATGAAGAATCAAAGGAGGTTATTGAAAATGAATCAGAATAAACAAATGATTATGAATTACTATCAGAATGAAATTCTTGATTATGATAAGGATTTTTATAATCAATACGGAATATATGTAAAACCACATGGTTACTCTATTTCTTCTCGTAAAATTGAATCTTATATTCAAATCGCTGAAATCCAAAAATATCTGCAATGCAACCCAGTAAAAGCTATAGATCTCTTTTTCAATATAGAACTTTTAGATGGGCAAGCACTTCTTGTACAAAGAAGTTGGGTTTGCCCAAATGTACTTGCAGTATGTACTCGTGGATATGGTAAAAGTACAGTTATTGACCTTGAGATTATGTCTAAAGATATGTGTTTTTGTAATGTATGGACATATATTGCAAGCGGTACAGGTGGTCAGGCTGAACAAACTTTCACTACTTTGGAACGACTCGCTAATGATAACATTGATACATTTTACGGTTCAACTGGTTCTTTATTCAAGAACGAGATTGAAATTAAAAATGCAGCAGGCGATGGATTTTCACACTCATCCAATGGTTTTTCCTATTCATGTTATAACGGATCTATGACTAGGACATTAAATGGGAATATAGATGCTAAGAGAGGAATGAGGGGTACAGTAATTTTTGACGAAAGTGGTTTCTTGTCAGATGAAATGATGAATGTTTATGGTGCATTTGCTGTTGTAAATAAAAGCTTAAAAACTGGTAAGGATGTTGATGGTAATTCAATAGATCCCATTCGCCAAAGATGTTTACCAAGAGATTTATCATATCAGAAATATTATATAAGTTCAGCTTCTTCAACTGATACTCAGTTTTGGAGACTGTATCGTGACTTTTCTAAACAGCAAATCATGGGAAATCCAGATTATTGTGTTTTACATATAGATTGCGAACAAGCATTTAAACCAACTCTTAGGGGAGAATTAGTCACCCCTCTTCTATCTCGAAATACTGTTGAATCGGAAATGAGAACAAATCCCGAAAAAGCAAGGCGTGAATATTATTGTATTTTTACTACTGATGCTGGTACTGATGCGATTATTCGTAGAGGTGTTATTACACGAAATGAAGAAACTAGGAAACCGCTTTTATACAATGATACAGGTGATAAAAAGTTCGTCATTACATATGATCCTGCAAGAAGTAGAGATAATTCAGTAATTCTTGTTGGTGAAATTTATGAATATGAACAGGTTGATGGAAGTATCGACACAAGAATGAGATTGGTAAATTGTATTAATCTTATTGATGTTGGTAAAAAAATCAAATCTCCTATGCAAACACCAGATCAGATTGAATATTTAAAAAAAGTAATTCTTGATTATAACGGTGGAGCTGACGCATATGGAAATATTGTTGGTGTATACATTGATGCAGGTAGCGGCGGATCTGGTGTTAATATAGCTGATTATTTAATGCCAGATTGGACAGACTCTGCTGGCATTGTTCATAGAGGCTTAATTGACAAAGAATATTCTGCTGATTATGTTAAGAAATTTCCTAATGCGGTAGACAAAGTACATCTTATGTCTCCTGCTGGTTATAAATCTGAAATGTATGAAGCAATGATTGAATTAATGAATCAAGATAAAATCAGCTTTACCGCACAATATGATCACAAAGGCTATCTCACTGTTTTCGATGTTGATGAAAAGAAGCTGGCTAAAGAGAAAGAAAGAATTTCTACCGAACTCAGGAAGCAAAAAGTTAATGAGAAAGAATTTGAAACTAAGCTTAATGAAGAGTTAGAAAAAATAGAATCAGTTAATACCAAAACTATTAAACTTGATTGGCAAGATGAAATAGCTCTTGCTAATATTGATGCTCTTAAAGAAGAACTTGTGAATATGGTTCGTAAAAAGCGTGATTCTGGAAAGGATTCGTTTGAACTTACACCTGAGAAGGCTAATAAGCTCCATGATGATCGTGCCTTAATTTGTATAGGGTACTTTGTAATAAATGTAGATAAATTACAAATAGAAAATTTTCTCTGATTAATTGGGAAAGTCCAGAAGTGGATAACCCACAGCAAGCGTAATGGTAGCTGCAACGACTAAGTGAGAAAACTTCATTCTACAAATTATATATGAAGATGCGATAGTCTGAACTCGTAATATAACTTAAAAATGAAATACGAGAATTAAGGTCGAGTGTAAAGACACTCTTGGAAGTACCTTAATCGCCTATTAAATATATCAGTTAAAGGAAGTGATACTATAACTGGTATTTATATGATAAAAAATGTTAAAAATAACAAACTATATATTGGTCAATCTACAGATATAAAAAATAGATGGGTGCGACATAAATCTGAATTGAATAACAATCGTCATATTAACAATCATCTTCAATTTGCATGGAACAAATATGGAGAAGATTGTTTTATTTTTGCCGTAATTGAAGAATGTTCTGTCTCTGAATTAGATGAGCGTGAGAAATTTTATATAAACAAATATAATTCTATGAGTAATGGATATAATTTGTGTGAAGGTGGAAATGGAATTCGTGGTTATAAACATACTGAAGAAGAAATAGAGAAAATGAGAATGATTCAAAATCCTAAAACATTACTTCAAATTAATAAAAATTTAGAAATTGTTAATAAATGGCATGGGGTATCACATGCCTCAAAAATTCTTGGTTATTCAAAAAGAAATATAGAATTATGTTGCAACATGGTTTATGGACATAAAACTGCATACGGATATTATTGGTTTTATGAAGATGACTTCAATAATAATAAAATAGATTGGAATTATTATACATCAAAGCAAAAGATTAATTATGATGGAAAATATGTTGTTCAAAAAGATTTAGATGGGA